TTCGGCGAGGCGAAATTCGAGAGCACGAAGATCTGGTCCGGCAGCACCATCCAGATGCGGCCGGTGCGCGGCGACAGGATCGCCTGCGTCCAGTAGACGCCGTTCGCGGTGCGGTCGGCGATCAGCTGCTGGATCATCGGATCGAGCGGCGAGCCGACGTCGGCCACGGCCGCGGTCGTCGTCAGGTCGCGAGCCCGCAGCGAGCGGATGCCGTGCGTGCCCAGGAAGTAGACGTCGTTGGCCACGTATTGGCGCACCGAATTCGGGGCCAGCGTGCCCGCATCGCGCAGCGTCTGGTAGTACTGGTTCAGGTTCGGATCTGGATCGAGGAACCACAGCTGGCAGCTCTCGGTCGAGAAGATCGCCAGCTTGTCGTAGTAGACCTCCATGCCCATCAGCGCTTCCGCGTCGCCGTCATTGGCGTTGAGCGGCACCGAGCCCGCGCCGTTCGCCGGATCGCCGGTCGCGGCTGGCGTCCACACCGTCGGGTCGCCATTGGCCGAGAAGCTCAGCAGCCGACCCCAGACCCCATACATCTTGCCCTTGTACGTCCTACAGGTGGTGCATCTATTGTCGGCGTCGGGCACATAAACGCCGTTGAAGTAGCAGTAGGTGTCGCCGGGCGCGTCCTGCATCACCGCGAAGATCGATCCATCGAAAACGTCGAAGTCGAGTTGCTTGATCAGCGTCACGCCAGCGGGCGCGGTGATGTGGATGACGCCGATCGCGGTGTCGGTGGGCGGCGTGATCGTGCCGCCGCCGCCGTCCGGCAGGTGCGTGTAGATCTCGGCGTTGACCGAGCACAGCCCGAGCGAGCCAGCGGGTGCCGTGCACCAGTAGACGAAGGCCGATCGCTTCTCGATCTCGCCGCCGGGCGTGATGTGGGCATTCTGCAGCATGCGCAGTGAGCCTGGCGGAGCCGTGAGCGGCGACTTGCGGACATCGATGCCGATCTGAAACCCGGCGATCTCGTAGTAGAGAGCGCCGCCGCCCTCGGAGCCGCCTTTGACCGGAGCAGGAGCGCGAGCCATCTACGCTCAGCCCTGCGAGTAGGGCGGAATGAAATCGAGATACGGCGTCAGCCGGTCGTAGCCGTGGATCGATCCCATCATGCCGCCGTCGGCCGAGAGCGAGCGCATGTTGCGCTGTTGGGCGCCCAGGCGCGCGATCAGCATGCGCCGGTAGGCGTTGGCCTTCTGCAGCTTCATGGCCGCGCCCTCGCTCTTCTGCACCGCCAGGATCTCGGCCGCCGCCATCAGCACGATCAAGGTCGCGTCGATGACGCAGGTGTCGGTGTCCTCGATCAGCGGGTTGAGCGGCGCATTGCCCTCGATGCGGATCGAGAACGGCTGAGCCGTTGGCACCGGCCAGATCTCGAACTGGGCCGCGGGCTGGGTGACGTTATTGACCTCGTCGTAGAGGGCGCAGTTGCGCCAGCGCCGCGGCGGCCACGCCTGCACGTCCTCGCCGCCCATGGCCGCGTAGGTGTTGGGCGTGATGCCGTAGTCGAGCGGCACCCAGTTGACGCCCTGCGGCCACCACATGCGGAAGATCGAATCGAACGGCAGCTGCGTCGGATAGTCGTAGTATTTCTGACCCTGCACCATCGGCACGTCCTTGTAGATGGTCAGGTGCGGCCACTCGATCAGGTTCCACTGCTCGCGCTGCACGCGATCGAGCTGGTAATTGTAGAACGGCGTCGACGACGTCGTCTGCGCTGGCGACAGCGACTGGAAGGTTTCCGCCATCAGCTCGTGCCGCAGCTCCGAGAGCGGCACGCCGACCCTGATCCCGCGCGGCTGCATGGTTCAGCTCCTCGTGTCGAGTGCCTCGGCGTCCGGCGAGCGGATCTTGGGAGGCCGCGGCCGGTCCTCGGTCGGCGTCGCCAACTTCTTCCACTCCGCGGGATCGATCGGCCAGCCGGGCACGAACCACTCCATGTTGAACGCCTTGCCCGCGTAGACCGTTTCGACCATCTCGCTGCCGTAGATCAGCGCCATGCGCTGCTTCTCGCGCGCCGGGCTCTCGTGCGGACCGAGCGCCACCGGCATGATGTCGTAGACCGCCTCCTCGCCGTGCACCGCCTGCAGCACCAGGATCTCGGGCCAGGGCACCGGGTTGCTGGCGTCCCTGGCGACCACCGTGAAGCGTTCGTTGTTGAGGTCGATCTTGCAGCTGCACAGGTGCTGCATGTTGCGGTACTCGAGTTCGCTCTTCATCGGGTTTTCTCTCGCTGCTGCTGGGTCATCTTGCCACGAGCCACGCCCTGCTTGGTCGGCTGGTTCGTCCCCTTCTTGAGGTCGCCCGCCTTCTGCAGGCTGGCCGTTGCCACGGCGTAAGGGTTCACGCCGGGGCTGGATTTCTTGATCTCCTTGACTGCCTTGTCGAGAATCTTGGGCATCGGTGTTCCTCCTCTCAATGGGCTTCAGCCCCTTCCAGCGACGATAGCACTTGCGGCACAGGCGCGCCTCCGGGCTCGGCTTCGCCGTGTCCTCGAATTTGCCGCGGCAGTGGGCGCAGACGAACATCGAGATCCTCCGCGCCCGCTGTCATCAGGCGATGTCGACCACGACCGAGCTGTTGAGCTGGCTGGCGACGACCTGCCCCGTGCTCGTGATCGACTTGTAGAGCACGAAGATGTTGTAGGGGCGCGCCGGGGTATGGTCGGAGCGCCATTCGTCCTCCATCGCCATCAGGAAGATGGCCTTGGGGTCGAACCAGTACATGCGCTTGCTGAAGCCGAGATCATCGAGCGTGGGGTCATACTGCACCTTGGTGCCGCCCGGCAGGATGATGTCGCCAGACGAGATGTCCTGGCTCTGGCTGAAGCCGGTCATCGAGTAGAAGCCGTTGGCGCGGCGCTCGATCATCAGCGCGTCGATGAACGCCGATCCTGCCAGCGCCACCGTCGGCTTGCCGCCGTAGCGGATCAGCTGGAAGTATTCGTGCTGCAGCGCCTGCAGCAGCGCACCGCCATTGGCCGGGTCGGAGGTGATCGGGCCGCCGCCGGAGATGGCGTCGCCGGGCACCGTGCCGATCTGGGTCGCCATGGCCGCCGTATGGGCGCGGTTCCTCCACCATGTGAAGCCGGTCGCCGCCGTCTGGTCGATGCCGCCGACCGTGCCGGTGCAGGGGTTGGCCTTGATGATCGACTGCACGCCAGCGAGCGCCTTGGCGTCGGTGGTGCCGTCGCCCCACATCAAGGTGTTCATGGTGCGGGCATACTGCTCGCCCAAGGAGAACAGCTTCTGCTCAAGCAGGTTCACCAGCACCGTCATCTCGCGCTTCGAGTGCTCGGTCGTGCGCTCGCCGTTGGTGTCGACGACGGAGATGCCGTCGATCTTCAGCTCGGTGTGGGTGAGCGTCAGGCCGATGTGGTGCTCGCGCCAGGGGAAGTTGGCGCGCTTGATGTTGGCAGGCGTGAAGAACTGCACCGCGTCGTTGTGGGTGTAGCCCTTGACCACGTCGTTGCCGCTGCCGTCGCCGTAGGCGCCGACGATCGCGAGCGAGATGTTGCCCTTGCCGCCGGGGAAGGTCTTCTTGCGGGTCTCGAAGAGATTGAGGAGAGGCTTCTCCTGGATGGTCTGATCGAACTGGCCGCCCTTGTTGAAGTAGTAGTCGAGTGCAGAGTTCGCGATGCTCGCGAGTTCGCCTGCTGTAAATGCCATCTGGGTATGCTCCCGTCAGAGGCTATCCGCCGCTGCGGGCACGCTCGAGTCCTAACATCGCTGCTTCCATCATCGACTTCGGTGCATCTCTCGTGCCTGCAGAGGCAGAACGGTTGATGGATGACGGAACTGTCCTTGTCGGACGGGGAGGAGGCGTCCATTGCCGGAGCGTGTCGTTGGCGCGCCGGTAGGCTTCCTGCGCGATCTGCACGGCATGCTCGGGCGTCTGGGGAGCACCTCGCTCCCGAACCACGGCCCAAAGAAAATTCCGCACGGTTTCCTCTTTGCGCGCATAGTCCGGGTCGGTGGCGCGGACCCCATTTTCCCAGCTGGCGACACTCGACTCGATCGACTGAGCGAGCTGTTGCTGCTGCTGGAGCGACTGCTGGGAAGACAAGACCTGGGTCGCACGCTGTGAGCGTTGCTCCGCCAGGGCTCTCGCATATCGCTCTCGCGAAACCTGGGACGCCGCGTCAAAGGTCATGCGGCCGTGCTGGACCTCTCCTGCGAGATCCGGCGGCAGCGTGACGCCGAGTGCCTGGGTGGCGAGCTGGACGTAGGGTCCGACCCCTTCGAGGAATGCCTGGAAATCGCCGCGCCTCATGGCCGCCGCGAGATCGAGCGTGAGTTGGAAATCCTCGCGCGCGATGTCGTTGGTGACGAGGAAATCGCGCAGTGTGCGCGTCACCTCGGCTTCGGCCCTGTACGAGTTTCGCTCGCCCAGCAGCGCCTGGATGCGCTCGCGGGTCGCTTCCTTGTAGCCCGCGAGTTCTTCCGGGGTAGGGTCCTTCGACAGGTCGGGCCGTTGCGTCCGTTCGCTTTCGGCACCGGCTCCGGCTTTTGCGCCTTCCGAGCTTGGCGATGGCTCGGGCTTCTCGTCCTCGTCCTCGGCGGGCTTGACGGCCCGCGTCACGGCTTCGAGAAGCGTCTCCTTGGTTTCGCCCTTGGGCGCCTCTGACGGGGAGGCTGGTTTTTCGTCCGCAGTCGTGGTGGTGGTGGCAGGCTCAGCAGCGGTTTTTTCGGCGACCGGCGGCTGCTGGGTGTCCGGCTTCAGTTCGGCAGCTGACGACTCTTCTGCCATTTTACGTCCCGTTCAAGTGGCTCGCCGGGCACGATCTTTATGCGCGATTCCTCCGCTGCGCAATTGTCAGGCGACGGCCCGGCCTCCCGAAACCACGTGCGTGGGCCCTGGCATCGGGCCTGGAGGCGGCGGTCCGGGAGCCTGCCCCGGAGGCCGCTGGGCGCCAGGAGGCGGCCCCTGCGCCGCGTTCATGCCGCCTGCGGGCCCTTGCGCCGGTCCGGCCCCGGGCATGCCAGCGCCGGGCGGCGGAGCGCCCGGAGGGCCAGCGCCCATCCCGGCCTTGGCCATGCCGTTCATCGCCAAGATGCTCGGCAGCATGCTCTGGAAGGCCTGGGTGATGTCGAGCTTGTCGTCGAGCCGCTTGATCAGCTCCTTGGCCAGGAACTCGGGCTTGATGCCCGGGATCTGCATCAGCAGCGGGAAGATGCGCTCGGCGTTGGCGATCTCCTGGGCCTGATTGGGCCGCCCGGTCGAGCCTGCCTCGATCTTCAGCCACAGCTCGTCGGCGATCTGCTGCTTCGACATCTCCGGCCAGACGGCACCCTCGCCGACAATGCGCTTGACGGTGTCGACCGAGCATTCCTGCAGCAGGATCTGCGAGCCGGTCCTGGCGAGGCCTGTCAGCAGATCATCGATATCATCGATGTTGGAGCCCATGCCGGTGGCGCGCGAGGCCTCGGCGATGTTGCTCTGGGTCGCATTGGCGCCGCCGCCAGGGCCGCCGACATTGGCGTCCTGGATGCCGGAGACGCGCATCATGTCGCCGAACACCTGCTCGGTCTCGTAGAGGTTGGGGTCGATCGGCGGGCCGCGGAAGGCCTGCAAGAGGTCGTCCACCTTCTGGCCGGGCTGCAGGCCGTTCAGCTCGATGATGGCGTTGTCTGGATGGTTCTGCAGCTTGTTGAGGTCTTCCTCGTCGATGGTTCCTGCCGAGACCACCGTCTTCGGCCGGGCGGCGCGGCGGTGCTCGCGCAGGCCCTGGCGCGAGCGGTTGTAGTCCATCTGCATGTCGCGCACGAGCTTCACGTCGGAGGGCGGGAAGATCATGGTCTCGTGGTCGACCTCGTTGAGGGTCAGCACGAACCAGGGCCAGAAGCGGTCGGTGTAGACCTCGGGCGAGGCGGGCTCGCGCAGGAAGTCTGGATAGCCGTCGCAGACCACGTAGACGAGGCCGTCCTTGCGGTCGTAGATCTCCCAGACGCAGCAGGAGCGGCCGTCGGGGCCCTCCTTGGTCGAGGTCTGCGCGGTCTTGTCCTGGACCACGACGAAGCCCGAGCGCGAGGTCACGGTGACGCCCTCGTCGATGCCCTTGTAGGCGTTGAAGCTCTTGCCGACGTCGACGCCGTAGATCTCCTTGACGTCGTTTTGCGAGAGGACGAACTCTTGCGCCACCCAGTCGGCGCCGAGGAACTCGCGCAGCGACACCGTCTTGGGGTCGGGGATGATGGCCCAGCTCTGCGGGTAGTCGAAGGTCAGGCCCTCGCGCACCACGACGTCGGCGTCCTTGCTGAGATCCTTCATCAAGAGGCGCAGCTGCTCGGCCTCGGGCCCGTTCTCGTCGACCTCGTCGTCATGGATGTCGGCCGAGAGGCGCTCCAGCGTCGCCAGACGGTTGGAGATATCGGCGAGCCTCGCCTCGATCTCGGGCCGCTTCTGCATGACGCGCTCGAAGCCGATCTTGACGTAGCCGACCGAGGTCGTGCAGGCGCGGCGCACCACCATCTTCATCATCTGCTTGAAGTCTTGGGGCGCTGATTCGACGTTCTGGCGGAACAGGTATTCGAGCGTCTTGGCGATCTTGTCGAGGGTCTGCTCCTCCTGCTTCACCCTGGCCGCGTCCTGCAGGATCGGCATGGCCGCGGCCTGGGCCTGGGCCGCCTGCATCGGATCGATGGCGCCCATCTGGGTCTGCTGGATCATCTCGCCCGCGGTCTGCTGCAGCGACACCAGGGTCGACTGGTCGCCGTCCCAGACGGTGTTGAGGATGCGCTTGCGCCGGTAGGCGATGAACTTCGGGTTTTTGGCGTAGAAGAACGCCACGCGCTGGGCGATGATGCGCAAGGTCAGGTTGGCGACGTAGCGGTCGTCCTTCTCCTCCTTCGACCACTGGTATCCGGCCACAAAATCCTGGTCGCTCTTCATCCGGTTGAACACCGGCTCCCAGTATTTGCGCGCCTTCTTGAGCTTCTGGTTCCACTTGTCGACCAGCTCTTTCCTCGCCTCATGCGGGTCTGGCTTCTCGCGATCCATCAGGTCGGCATTGGGATCGGCCGCCTTCTTGAGATCGGCGAGCGAGACGCTCGGATCGTCGGCGAGCTGCTGCTCAAGAGTGGCATCGACGGGAGGGAGATCGATTGGCACGTCACCAGCCTCCGATGTTGCGGCGCTCGCGCTCCAGCCGCTTTTCCTGCTTGGCGCTGTCGAGCACCCAGCCATAGGTCAGCTGCTTGGGCGCCTCCTTCTGCGGCTTGATGGGGCGCAGGCCGCGCAGCCGGTGCAGGCCTACACCGAACAGGGCGAGGCAGTCGACAAAATCGTCGTGGGCGCCCGCGGGGAATTTCAGCAGCTGGTCGCGAGCCTCGTCGAACCAGCGCGCGAACACCGGGAAGATGACCTTCATCATCGACATGCGCGCCTGGATCGACTGGGCG